CGGGAATCGAACCCGCGTGTCTAGCTTGGGAAACGGGCATCGTGCTAGTCTGGGGACCGCCGAAATGACGATTTCAGGCGTAAACCGGCCTCCGGTGTCTTACCCTGATAGCTGGGTGATAGCACCGAATTGGTTGTCAGATTGGTTGTCAGATCGCCCCAGGAGGATGGTCGCATTGTCACGCGCAAGCTACGGGGACGGCACCCAGCCGACCCGGCGTTCCGACGGGCGCTGGGCAGCATCGGCCTATGACGGCTGGCAGGCGAACGGGAACCGCCGGCGCCGATGGGTGTACGGCCGCACCCAGGCCGAATGCAAGCGGAAGCTGCGCGACCTGAAGCGGGAGATCTGGTCAGACACCCAGCAGATGAATGTGAACCCCAGGGAGACCGTCAAGAGCTGGACGGCATCATGGCTGGACGACTACCGATCGATTGCCAGACCAACAACCTTCGCCACCGACGAGTCCATGGTGCGCAACTGGATCGTCCCAGCCATCGGTGCCCGGCGCCTGTCCGAACTGACAGCGCGCGACGCCTCGAAGCTGCAACGGGTCTGCCGAGACGGGGGACTGTCGGCGACAACGTCTCACTATGCCGGGCTGCTCCTGCGGCGCATCCTGAAGGCTGCCCGCGCGAACGGCTACCGCATCCCCGACTCCGTCATGCTGGCCCGGATCCCGGGCATCGGCGCATCCAACAGGTCCGCCCTGAGCGCCATCCAGGCGGCCAACCTGCTCTCGACGGCAAACGCACGCGACACCTGGCCGGAGCCGCCCAGCCTTCCCGACCTGCCCTACGGGGCCATCTCGAAGCTCGCACCAGCAGAAGCGCAGAAGCGTGAACAACTCAAGATGGAGCGGTTGGAATGGACTGCCGCCCAAAACACGGACCCCTCCAGGTGGGCTGCCGCACTCATGCAGGGACTTCGGTCAGGAGAGGCTCGAGGCCTCACGTGGGATCGTGTCGATCTCGATAAGGGGACGATCACCATTGATCGTCAACTCCAGCGCATCAAGCCCGACGCGGCGCTTCCACCGGGATACAAGGTCACCCGGCTGGAAGGCAGCCACTGCCTCGTGGCACCGAAATCTCGATCAGGGATCCGCCGCGTCCCGATCGTCCCCTGGATGGGCCAGGCTCTCACCCGCTGGCGCGACATACAGGGCGACAGCCCCTTCGGGCTCGTGTGGCCGCTGCCCACCGGGGCGCCGCCCACGCGGGTCCATGACCTGCGGGCATGGCGTGGACTCCAGCGCGTCGCCGGGGTCCACAAGGAGGATGGAAACCTCTACGTCCTCCACGAAGCACGACACTCCACCGTGTCGCTGCTGCTTGCTGCCGGGGTCCCGGAATCAGTGGTCATCGCGATCGTCGGGCATGCAAGCTTCGCGGCGACCGAGCACTACGCCCACACCGACCTCGAAGCAGCACGCGCCGCCCTCATGAAGGTGCAGGACCGCCTCGGGCTGGAGCTCGAGAGCTGAGCATGCAAAGAGCCGCCCACCGGACCAATCGCGGTCTGGTGGGCGGCTCTTTTGCGCCTTAGAGCACGTCCGTCACCACGCCTGGAAGTTGCTGACGACGGGTGCCTGGTCGGTGCCGGTCACGTCGCAGTGAACCGTGTATTTGGCGGAGCCGACGTCGGCGCCGATGTTGACGTTCCACAGATCGTCGGTCTTATTGAGGGCGGCGACCGAATCGACGGTTGAGTGGACCTTGATCTTAAGCGATGGGTATTGCTTGCCCAAGGCATCCCTCGCATAGGTGCCACAGCCAGAGGTTGCGCCGGTCATGGTGAGTCCAGTGGTCGTTGCCTCGACGGGTGTGGGCGTGGCGGACGCAGTGGGCGTCTTCGTGGCCGTCGGCGTCTTCGCCGCTTTCGGAGTCTTGGAGGCTGATGATGACGATCCTGATGTCTGGGGATCGCACGCGGTCAGCGCGCCGGCGAGGCAGAGTGACGCAAGCAGGGCGATGGGGACGAGCGCCTTGCGGCGCATGGTGTGGGTCATTCGGGTTCCTTGGTTGGTTGGTTCACATGCTGTCCACAGCAACCTAGCCGCGGAACCTGCCCGCCTGGGGGTGATGAGGGCAAGTGGCAAGAATTACATCGATGGGATTCTCGCCACCCCCTGAAGAGCGTGGGTGGCGAGGTCTACATTCGTACGCATGTACGAAACATGGAAGCCTCTCGGACACGGCTCGATCTCTGGTGGATCGGCCCGCACAATGGAGTGCACTGAAGTAGCGGAGTGGGCAGAGCGTCGTGCGCGTGGGTGGGGCTCAGCGCTGGTATCGCGCCTGCGCGGCGTCCATGAAGACGCCGGGTTCAAAGTCGAGCACGCGAGCAAGCTCAAAGAGGAGTGCGACAGGGAGATCCCGCTTGCCCTGCTCGATCCTGATGATGGTGGATTCGCTGACTCCAGCGAGTCGAGCGGTCTCGACCTGGGTTAAGCCCTTGGCGGCTCGCTCGGCTCGAAGCTGGGCGGCGATCGCGGCGCGAATTGCATCACGCTTGCTGGCCTGGTTCTGGTCCATGCTGTCAGCATAGCCGCCACATTGGACAGTTTTCCGGTCCGATTGGGATGCTCGGCACTTGCATCTGGCCATATGGCATGGCAAGCTGTCCATATGGCCAGTTCAGACATCAACCTGGAGGCTGCGGACATGATCTCCGCCGCCATCGAGCGAAGCGACACCAGTCGGGCTGAAGTCGCCACGCTGACGGGAATCCCGTTGACCACTCTGCGTCGGAAGCTCATGGGCCGATCGCCCGTCAACATCGAGGACATCTTCCTGATCGCCGGCGCGCTCGGGATACCGCCTGTGAGTATCACGCCCGACGTTCTCACGAGTGAAGCCGCCGCCTAGCCCCCAAACAGAAGAAGCCCCCGCCTGCTGTCACAGACGGGAGCCAACCAAAGGAGTTTCCAATGAGCATTCTACCCTTCGACTACCACGGTCAGGAAGTCCGGTTCATCACCGATGAGTCCGGCGAGCCTCAGGTCGTCGCGTCAGATCTCGCGAAGGCCCTCAACTATCGGAACGCACCCGACATGATGCGTTCCATCGACCTAGAGGAAAGGGGTACGCGTCCGGTGCGTACCCCTGGCGGTGAGCAGGAGATGCTCACGCTGACCGAGGCCGGCATGTACCAAGCCATCCTGCAACGCCAGACAGGCCGGATGGTCGACGTCGCCCAACGAGCCGCTGTGAAGCGATTCCAGCATTGGGTTACCCACGAGGTGATTCCCTCGATCCGCAAGCGCGGCATGTATGCCACTCCGGATGCAGTCGAGGCGATGCTGGCCGATCCGGACGTTATGATCCGGACGCTCACCGAGCTGAAGGCCCAGCGGGCCAGGGTGGCCCAGCTGCAGCCCAAGGCCGACTACGTTGACGCCTTCGTGGCCGACGAGGATCTGCGGCTCCTGCGCAATGTGGCCAAGTCGATCGGAGTGCAGGAGGGCGCCATTCGCGACGCCTTGCTCGCACACGAGTGGATCTACGCGGAGGAGTCCTCGCGCTGGTCGAACTCTCAGGGCTGCAAGGTCATCGAGCACCGCTATTCACCGCGCTCTGACAAGGCCCGATACTTTCGCCCGGTCCCGAATCACCAGGCACCCCGATTTAAGGGCGAGGTAATGCACACCCTGAAGGTCACTCCGGCAGGGGCTGAGGCGATCTCCAAGATGGCAAAGCGCTGGGGCCTCGTCGTCCAGGAGGTGGCGGCATGACCTCGACTCTCACCGGCAACATCATCGCCCTGCTGATCGTGGCCGGCGTGATCGTCCTCGCGATGGGGGTGCGCCGTGAAGGTCGATGACTTCGACGATGTGCGCCCCCTGACGCAGAAGGACGTCGCCGAGCTACTCCACGCAAGCGTCGGTTACGTGCGCTCCTGCCGCCTGGCGACGAAGCCGAAAGGCCGGGTCTTCCCGATGCCCGGCTGGAAGACCGACGGAAAGCGCTATCTGCTTCCCGCTTGGCGGTTCCGCGAGTGGGTCGAAAGCTTGCCCGATGCCTAGCCCGCGCCGCTTCCTAATCCTGATCGCCCTGGGTGCCGCCGCCGTCGGTTTCGCGCCCTCCTCAATTCAATTTCTCTTCATGGCCGCGCTTGTGCTCGGCCTCACCATCACATGCCTCAAGGAGTCCAACCATGCCTGACACACAGCCCCGTCGTGCGCGTCGTCGCACGCTGTCCGAGATCCTCGCCCCCGCGCCGGCGCCCCGCAGAGCGGAGGCAACGGCATGAGGCCACCAGCCGTTGAAACCCCTGATGTGAAGGCGCCGGCCACGCCTGCTGGTTCCCGGCTCTTCAAGGCTGTCCGTCCTGACGGCTTCGACTTCCACAGCGGGACTGTCCGGTGGCTCCCTGCTGATGGCGCACCGATCCCGGAGGGCGGGTGGCTTGTCGAGCATCCGCATCCTGGTGAGGTTGGCAGCTGGGATGCAGCTTTTTATCTGTCGGCGTCGTCGGTGGAGACGGACTGCACAGGTTTCCAGTGGCCTGCTCTCCTCCTGTCCGTGGAGCCCGTAGGTGCCATGTGGACCCCTCGCCCCGACAAATTTCCTCGCAAGCGGGCCGCGCACGCGTGGCGCGTCATAGAAGAGCTCCCCGCATGGCGGCTTTTCGGTCCCCAGGGGCGGACGGTCCTGGACATCATCGAGCAAACCGCTCATCTGACCAAACGCCAGATCGCGGCCCTGAACAGGGCTCTGGACGCCGCACGGGACACCGTTTGGGACGTTGCTTGGAACGCCGCGTGGCACGCCGCTCGGGTCGCTGCTCGGGTCGCTGCTCGGGGCGCTGCTCGGGGCGCTGCTCGGTACGCCGCTTGGGACGCTGCTCGGGGCGCTGCTTGGTACGCCACTTGGGTCGCTGCTCGGGGCGCTGCTCTCGGATGGCTCGTCAAGGACCTGATCTCCGTCGAGGACTTCCGCACCCTGACGGGCCCGTGGGAGCAGGTCATGGGTCCGATCGAGGTGGCGGCATGAACCGCACCTATTTCAAGGCCGTTAGGGCGGACGGCACTGACTTCTACACCGGCAAGGTCCGCTGGCTGCCCGATGATGGCGCACCGATCCCTGCCGGGGGTTGGGTCGTTGAGCATCCGACGAGCGAACGCGTGGGGGACGACGCCCGCACCTATCTCTCGGTTTCGACGGTGGAAACCGACTGCGCCGGGATGGGCTGGCCGTGCCGTCTCCTGCGGGTCGTCCCCGACGGCAGACAGGTGAGCATCCCTGAACCCGTGGGGCTGCCCAGCACGAGGGCCTCGATCAGGTGGCGCGTCATCGAAGAGCTCCCCGCATGGCAGGCGCTTGGACCCCAGGGGCGCGAGATTGAGGCGCTGCTCGGACAGGTTGAGAGTCTCACGGAGGACCAGACCCTCGAAATGTCTGCCGCTCGGGGCTTCGCTCGGGGCTTCGCTCGGGACGTCGCGCGGTTCGCCGCTCTGGTCGCCTCTCGGGGCGGTGCTCTGAACGCTGCCCAGGGCGGTGCTTTGGGCACTGCTCTGAACGCTGTTCGGGACGCTGTTCTCGGATGGCTCGTCAAAGATTTTATCTCTGATGAGGAATTCCGCACCCTCGTGGGCCCGTGGGAGCAGGTCATGGGTCGGGTGATCGCATGATGCCGATCACCAAGCCGTGCGCGGTTAAGGACATGCCGGAGGGCGAGTATCACTCGGATCCCTGCGTCGAGCCGTCCCTGTCGTCCACGATGGCGAAAACCATTGTTTCGGGTGAGGCTGGCCCGGCCCGTCTGCGAGAGATCATGTCTCACGGGCAGGAACATAAGGCCGTCTTCGATTTCGGCAGCGCCGCGCACGAGAAGGTGCTGGGACGCGGCGCCGGTGTCGAGGTGCTGGATTTCCCTGCCTGGACCACGAAGGCTTCGCGTGAGGCGCGTCAGGCCGTGTGGGATGCCGGCGGAACTCCCGTGCTGGCGAAGGATTCCGCCCAGGTGGATGCGATGGCTGAGGCGATCCTGTCCAATCCTGTGGCAGGTGAGCTGTTCACGCGCGGGGCTGGTTCTCCTGAATTGTCGATGTTCACCATTGACGAGGAGACGGGACGCTGGCAGCGGGGACGGCTCGACTTCCTGGCGGACCGCAAGACCATCGTCGACTTCAAGACATCTGGACAGTCCGTCGAGCTGCCCGACTGGATCAAGCACAGCTGGCAGTTCGGCTACCACATCCAAGCCGCCGCCTATATGGACCAGGCGATCTCGCTGGATCTGGTCGATGAGGACGCCATCTTCCTGCATGTCGTGCAGGAGACGAAGCCGCCCTTCTTGCTCGCGATCTATCAGGTTTCAGCTGACCAGCTGGCCGAGGGCAGGCGTCAGATGCGTCGTGCCCTGGACCTGTGGGACCGCTGCCTGACCCTCGACGAATGGCCCGCGATCCCTGCGGTGATCCAACTATCCAAGCTGCCCGATTGGGTGCACACCACTGATGACGAAAAGGACTCCTGACATGACCGAAACCACACCTAGCACCGACATTGAAACCACCGCCCCCACCCCGTCGGGGTCGATCGCGGCGGTCGGCTCCGAGACGGCAGGCCTGACGCTTCAGCAGAAGCTCGACTATGCCTCTGCCCTGGCCGACTCCGAGCTCCTGCCCGCCGCCTACAAGGGCAAGCCCGCGAATGTGTTGGTGGCGATGGAGTACGGCGGCGAGCTGGGCATCGGCACGCTCGTCGCGGTGAACCAGATCACGGTGATCAACGGCGGCGTCTCCATGGAGGCGAAGCTCATGATGACGCTCGCCCGCCGAGCCGGGCACATCGTGCGCCTGTCCGGCGACGACAAGCAGGCCACCTGCATCATCATCCGCGCCGACGATCCCGGGCACGAATCGGTCGTCACTTGGGACGAGGCCAAGGCGAAGACCGCCGGACTGTGGGGCAAGGGCCACTGGCAGAAGAACCCGGGCTTGATGTTGAAGTACCGGGCGGCCTCGGAGAACATCCGGCTCACCTGCCCTGAGGTGCTGGCGGGGATTGTCTACACACCCGAAGAGCTCGATGAGCGCACCGAGCGTGCAGGCCGGTCCACGATGCGTGTCCATCAGGTCGTGGCCGAGCCGGAGAAGACCGCTGCCTACTTCATGAAGGCCCTCCACCTGAACGGCGGCCAGTTCAAGGAGTTTGCCCAGCGCGTGCTGGGACATCCGTTGAAGAGCTGGGAATCGCTGGCCAAGGCAGACAAGCAGCGTGTCCTGGGCGCTCTCGCCAGCTGGGAGAACAGCGGGGCCGATCCCACCACTGGCGAGGTCCTCGACGCCGAGCCGGTCGAGGGCGGTGCGGCATGAGCACCTTGCCTGCGGATGCTGCCGAGAGGTGGCAGCAGTGGGATGGCCTGGCCCGCACGATCCTCGCCCTTCATCTCGGCCTGACTGATCTTGAGATGGTCGAGCTGGTGGGCGGGCTCATCGGTGCCGGCTGGCATCAGGATGGGCCGGTGGAGTCATGAGCTGGCCCGAGGAGCACCACGACGTGTGGGCGGGTGTCGAGGACGCCATCCCTGAGTGGGTGAGCGACAAGGTGGCCTGCTCGGTGCGGTCGGATGCCGATTGGAATGCCGACGAGGACAGCCGCAAGGCCGTGGCGGCGGTGAGGATCTGCGAGCGGTGCGCCTTAACCGAGCAGTGCCTGGATTGGGCGCTGGCCCACCACGAGGCCGGCATCTGGGGTGGGCTCACCGCCTCCGACCGCGAGCGCATCGAGCGTGGCGCGCCGGTGCGGCGGGTCCGCGAGATTCGTCGGCGTCGCACGGCGGTTAGGCAGGTGCAGGAGTCATGAGCGCACCACTGACCAAGGCCCAGAAGGTCGCGGCGGTCGTCGAGCAGCTGTTGCGTGGCGGCGCCGACACCAGCACGCTCCTGGAGGCGACGGGGGCCGACCGGCCCGGACGATTGCGGGACACCCTTCGCCGCGCTGGCCGTGACGACCTCGCCGCCCGGATCATCACCACCGACCGGGCAGCCCAGCGCAGACGGGAAGTCATCGAGGCGGTCGAGAAGCTGGTCTGGGTGGACAGGGCCGACGAGATCGCCGCCGAACTCGGCTACAGCTCGCGCTACGGCCTGCAACAGTCCTTGCGCGGCTGGGGGCGTCGGGACCTTGCCGATCAGATCGTGCTGACCCGCGAGACGCACCGCGACAGGGTCATCGCTGACGTGGAATGGATCGCCGGTACACGGGGCCCCGAGGATGTCGCCCGGGCGACCGGATACCGCAACGCGGCGGCGCTGCAGGCCGCCCTGACCGGGTGGGGCCGCAAGGACCTCGCCGACCGGATCGTCGGAGCATCACGCAACGACACGGGCCGCTTCCGCTTCACATGGAGGGCCGCATGAGCGCCAACCGCTCCCGCCGCGCCACGTACAACCACACGGGGATCTTCGTCCATCTGCGCGAAGCCGCCGAGCCGTCCGAACAGCCACCCTCCGACCAGACATGCCCAGCCCTGCATGTCATCGCCGGACTGACACCCTGGGCCGACCACCAGCCCCGCCACGCCCTCGGCGTCGACGGGCGATGCCGGCACTGCCACACCACCATCAAAGGAAACCCATGATCTTCAAAGACACCACGATCGGGCCGCTCGAAACACGGTTCACCTGGTCGATGAGGTGCGACCGCTGCGGGACGCCGCTCGACTGGCTCGTCGCCGCTTCGTGCAAGACCGAGCGTAGTGAGGTAATCGCCGTCAAGTTCCTGAGGGAGCGTGCCCGCGATGGCGGGGGCCTCAGAGAGTGGGGGGAGCTGGACCTTTGCCCTTCATGCTTCTCGGTGATGGACGCATGATTACCACCACACAACTCGGAGAAGCAGACCGGTGGGGCCGTGGCCTCCAAGTCCGCTCGATCCTGTGCAACGGCTGCGGCATAGCTCTGGCGACCGACATCGGCCTTCGTGGAGACGCCACCGCCCTCCAAGTGCAATCCGACCTGCACGCCCGAGCACGCACCGCCGGCTGGACACACCCCGCCTGGCGCGTCGACCTCTGCCCGCAATGCACCACCACAACCAAAGGAGCATGACCATGAAGGCCACCCAGTACGCCAAATCGACCGACCCTGAAGTCATCGCCACCATCGAAGAGAACGAGCTGTCACGACGGGCATGGATCGACGACACCAAGGCGTGGTTCGGCAAGACGATCCGGACAGGAATCCCGGGCGCCAAATTGTTCCTCTTTTCCACCCGGACCGCTATCAGGCTGTTGGGGATCGTGACGTCGGACGAGAAGAAGCCTGCCGGGTGGAAGTTCTGCTGGCGTTCACGCTCTCGGTTCGAGCCACGAAAGAACAATCCCTTGCGCGCCACATGGGACGCACGCCGGTGGCAAGCAGCGTCGATCCCAGGTCTGCCCGTGGTTCTCACGTCCTCCGTGTCGGGAGAGTTACAGAGCTGGTTGAGGATGTATCCCTGCCCCTTCATCTCTAGTGGTGCCGCATGGCTGGACCTGGAGCACATGCCTGACCCTGACAGTCCGCACTTCGGACCGCAGTGGACTGAAGTCCGTGCATCGCAGGCAATGGCAGCCAAGGAAGCATTGAAGGACGCGTCATGAGCACTCCGGGATCACTGCGCGCCGCGCTCGACCAGCTGGACGAGATCGGCATCGCCGACCATGTGCAGTCCTTGGAATGGGATCGGGCCGGCGCCCGCACCACAGCCTGGCTCGAGACCTGCGGCGACTTCGCTGCGGCCTGCCAGTGGGGCGATGCCGCGGGCGAATGGGTCACGTGGGACATCACCGACGTGGCCGAGGCGGACGTCAGCCCCCGGCTGCGCGTCAAGCACATGCACCTGCGAGCCAGGCCCTGTGCTGATGCGCCCGCGAAGGCGGTGGCGGCATGAGCAAGGCCCTTGACCCACTGGATCACCTTCATGAAGGAGGACGCATGAACACCCTCCGGGACGACTCGATCGTGTGGGACGCCAAAGACATCCGCTCCGCCTGCCACGCCCTGTGGCAGACGGCATACATCTACCGCAGGGTCAAGGTACCAGACCCCACGACCGCCGACGCGGTCCGGCTCCTGCGCCGCTGGGAAGCCAACGCCGACCACCTCGACAAGCTGATCCACGGCCTCGAGGGCCTGCAACGCCAGCAGGTGCAGCCCCGCATCAAACTCACCACGGAGGACGCATGAGCACCCCCACAATTGGCAGTCTCTTCAGCGGTTACGGCGGGCTGGACATGGGTGTGCAATCGGTGACCGGCGGCCGCGTCTCCTGGGTGTCCGATGTTGAGCCCGGCCCGTGCACGATCCTTGACACCCACCATCCCGACATCCCCAATCTTGGCGACGTCACCGCCATCGACTGGAAGGCGGTTGAGCCGGTGGATGTGATCTGTGGCGGGAGCCCCTGCTTCGTTGCAGGCACTTCCGTCCTCACCCACGACGGCCTCCGCCCCATCGAGGACGTGCAGGTCGGTGACCTCGTGTGGACCCACGCCGCCCGCTGGCAGCGCGTCACCCACACGATGCGCCGCACCTCCGAGACCGTCCAATTCCGCAGCGGCTCCTATTGCACCCCCGAGCACCGGCTCTGGCTCCGCGCACCGCAGCGGCGGTGGAACAACACGATCCACCACTACCGCCGCCACCTCGACGCCCCCGAGTGGGTTGAGGCGAAGGACGCCCACAACCTGTTCGCAGCCTCGCCCGTCTCCGTCACCCACGAAGGTGTCTCCAAGCCCGACACGCTCACGTGGTGGCAGATCGGCCGCTTCGTCGCGGACGGCTACGTGAACAAACAGGTGAACGTCTACATCCGCAAGGGCAAGGAGTCGGACGCCGACAACTTCCCCGGCTGGACTCACCACCAGCAGAAGACGGCTCTCTGCCTCACGATGCCCAAGTCAGCAGCCGAACGGGACTGGCTTACCGAGCACTTCGGCAAGCTCGCCCACGGTAAGACCATCCCCGCGTTCCTCCTCGCCGAGACCGAGGAGAATCGCCGCGCGTTCCTCGACGGCTACTGGTCCGGTGACGGCTGGAAGCCCGAGGGCCGCAAGTTCACGGAGTCCACCTCCGTGTCCGCCTGCCTTACCACGGGCATTGAGTTGCTCGCCAAGTCACTCGGTTACACCTGCACCGTTTCGCAGTACCAGGTCGCGCCGACGACGGTCATCGAGGGGCGCACCGTCAACCAGCGTCAGTGGTGGATGGTCCGTGCCACGCCTGACGATGGACGGTTCACCGAGACCGACGCCGACTGGCACTGGTTCAAGCTGCGCCGCGCTCCCAAGGCCGGTGAGGTCACCACCGTCTACGACCTCACCGTCGAACGCGACCACTCATTCATTGCTGCCGGGATCGTCGTCCACAACTGTCAGGACCTGTCCATGGCCGGACGGCGGGCAGGAATGAGGCCAGGCACCCGGTCAGGCCTGTGGGAATCCATGATGACCGCCATCACAACCATCCGCCCCCGCCTTGTCGTGTGGGAAAACGTTCGAGGAGCACTGTCAGCCGATGCCTTCACCCTTTGCGACCTGGAATCCGAATCGCGACATCTGGGAGACCGACCAGCCGGACCTTCTCTCAGGGCACTCGGACGTGTACTCGGGGACCTGGCCAACATCGGGTATGACGCGGGATGGTGTTGCCTTCGAGCATCCGATGTCGGTGCCCCGCACCGACGCGAGCGGGTCTTCGTTGTTGCACACCCCCAGGGCCAGCCTTGGGGCAGCGGCGACGGAGAATATGGCGTTGCTGCCAACGCCGATGGCGCAACAATCGGGCAACAGTCCCCAGAATCACCTCGCGAAGAAACCGGGCCGTACCCGGGTGACCGACCTGGGCATCATGGTCGCGAACGACCTGCTGAGGAGTGGCGGGAGACTTCCAACCCAGAAGCATCGCTGACGCTGCTTCCGACACCGATCGCGGAACGTCCCGATGGACACAAGTCAGCTGCCTTCACGGCAGGACACACCACGTTCCGCGATGTGATCGACCGCAACCGGTGGGGCGAGTTCGCCCCGGCGATCGCCCGGTGGGAATCCACGCTCGGACGACCCGCACCCGAGCCGTCCGAGCCGGGACGTGAGGGCCGACGCCTGTCGGCGCGGTTCGTCGAATGGATGATGGGCCTCCCCGACGGGTGGGTGACCGATGTGGACATCTCGCGCACCGCGCAGCTCCGCGCGCTCGGCAACGGCGTCGTGCCGCAACAGGCTGCCGCCGCACTCAAGACATTGCTGATGGAAGCGGATACCAGTCAGGTGATGGTGGCATGAGTACCGAGTGGATGGATGAGCTGCCGGTCTTGGCTGGCGGGCTCGTGGGTGGCGGTCAGGGGTTGGAGTCGTTGGACGTTGGCGTGTTCACGCTCCGCTGTGTCAGGTGCGGCCACGAGGCGACAGAGACTGTGGCTGACTCGACCGCATGGCCTGACCACGCCTACGACATGCATACCCGTGCTGCCGCCGCTGGCTGGCGGGACGGGATGTGCCCAGCATGTGCAGCAGGTGGCCACGCATGAGCCGCTCTCGTCGCTCGGCCCGCACGGCCGGCACTCGCTTCGAAACGAGCGTGGCCGACTACCTGGCTCGCCATGTCGATGACGGCATCGAGCGGCGTGCCCGCAATGGCTCGAAGGACCGTGGAGACATCTCCGGGCTGCGCCACATGGCCGGCCGCGTCGTCGTCGAGTGCAAGGACTACGGCGGCCAGTTCAAGGCGGCCCAGTGGGTCGGTGAGGCAGATGTGGAGCGTGGCAACGACGACGCCCTGGCCGGGGTCGTGGTCGCCAAGAGACGCGGCACACAAGCCCCGCAAGACCAATGGGTCCTGATGACGCTCGGTGAGCTCGTCGCGCTCATCAACGGCAACCGAGACCACTACGAAAAGGGGGAGTGATGGCCTGGTTCAAGGTTGACGACCAGTTCTGGTCACACCCGAAGGTGATCAGGTGCTCAGACAAGGCGATCGCCCTGTGGGTGCGGGCCGGGTCATGGTCGTCACAGCAGCTGACGAACGGAGAAGTCCCCGTTGAAGCGCTGGCGATGTTCAAGGCGAACCGTCAGACGGCAGAAGAGCTCGTCGGGACGGGTCTATGGAAGCGCAATGGCACCGGTTTTCAGTTCCACGACTGGAGCACCTACCAGCCAGCTGGAAGCGAGGTGGAGGAGCTGCGCGTCAAGCGAGCAGAGGCGGGCAGGCGCGGAGGCAAGAAGTCAGCTCAGACTAGGTGGGGAGACAGGCGTGAGCAAGCAAACGGGTAAGCAAACCGGTAAGCAAGTGCTTACAGAGTTGGGTAAGCAAAACGACCAAAAGAGACAAGCTCTGAGCAAGCAAACGGGTAAGCCGATCGTAACCCCGTACCCGTACCCGTACCCGTATATCTGTTCTTACGTAAGTACCAAGTCCAAGTTCTCTACCGTGCGCGCGATTTTGGACTTGGAGGTCGAACGATGATCCAGACCGAGATCGAGCGGGTTGCACTGGCCGTCCACGGCCTGCGCCCGGACTGGCCGGCAACCTCGCTGAGGACCTTCATCGAGAACAACCTCGCCGGCAAGGCCTACCAAGATGTTGCGGTGGCCTTCGCCTGGATCGCGTGCGACCCAACCACCAACACCCCGAAGCGAATCCTCGGAGCCGGCCCGTGGTGGAACGCCACCCGGGCAGGCGTCCAGCACATCACCGACCTGCCACCTCGCTTCACCCCCGAGCCGACGCCCAAGCGAGATCCGGCCTTCCGGCGCGAACTGATCGACCAATTCAAGCAAGACCTTCACCAAACCAAGGAGACGAAATGACCACACCGATCACTGTCGTTGGCAACCTCACCGACGACCCGACTCTGAGATTCACCCCGTCGGGCAAGGCGGTCGCCAGCTTCCAGGTGGCCGTCAATCGCCGTCGCAAGGACCAGTCCGGAAACTGGGTCGATGACGGTGCCGACTGGCACAGCGTGCAGGCGTGGGGGACTCTCGCCGAGAACGTGGCCGAGTCGCTCACCAAGGGCACCCGCGTCGTGGTGACCGGACGCCTGGAGTCGCGCGAATGGCAGGATCGGGAAGGCAATCGCCGCACCAGCTGGGAGATCACCGCCCAGGGTGTCGGCGTGGATCTGTCGTTCGCGACCGCCACCGTCACCCGGTCAGGCCCGAAGCGCCCGCCCCAGCAGGCGCAGGGCAGCCAGTTCGCCGCCACGCCCCCGCAGGGCGAGCCGCCAGCCGACCCGTGGGCCGCCGCCAAGACCGACGAGCCCCCGTTCTGACAGCAACGAAAGACACCACACACCCCACCAGCCCCGCAGAATCGAACAGAGAGGCGCCGCAATGAGCAACCCTGAGTATCTGGACCCCCAAGCCACGCAAGGACCGCAGAATCGCGCGCAGCGCTCCGTGCAGTGGATCGCCATCGACCCGAAGGCGGGCATGACGCTCGACGAGATGGCCGGACTCGTCCAAGACGCGATGCGCGCCGACATCGACGGATCCACGCCGATCAGGGTCACCGTCGGATTCCGGTCCCAGATCAGGGTCGCGACCATCGGGGGCGTGCGATGAGAAGGCTCGATATCGACGCCGAGGAGCCGTCCGATGGAGCCGTCTGACACGCTTGACCGTCTGCGACAGATCCCCGACATGGCCGCCGAGCTGTGGGCATCGGGGCGCGCCACGGGCGACACGGGAGACCCGAAGCCGGGACAGGTGCGTCCACACCGGGCCAAGCCGTCCACCCCGATCGACCTGGGCCGCCACGACATCCTGCGAACCGACGAGCACGGGCTGCTCTCCGAGATGTCGCAGGCGGTGCGAGCCGTGTGGGAGGACAACCCGGGCGTGGCGCTGTCCAACCCGCCGACGTGGGCGGGGGAGTGCGGCTGGCTGCTCGCGAACGTGGAGCTGTGGGACTTGGATCCGTTCCTGTCGGCCTTCGTGTCCGATGCGGCCTGGCTGGTGTGGCGCACGCTCGACCGTGCCCTGCACCATCCCGCGCCGGCACGCCTGACCTGCCCGGTCTGCGGGGGAAGACTCGCCGAATCGGCAGGCGGGTGGATCACGTGCCGCGACTGCGCGTCCCAGTTCCCGGGAAGGGAGCGGATCGCGACGCAAATGATCCACAAGCGCGACATGACGACCGACGAGATCGCAGCGGAGTTCCAGATCGACCCGGCGCGGATCTACAAGTGGCGAGAACGGGGACTGATCAAGCCCACCAACCCCGGATGCAAGCCGGCCACCTGGAGGCCGTGGGACGTGCTGGCAGTGCTCCATCCAGACATCGTGGAGGCAATCGATGAGAAAGCTTGTTGACGACCCAGAAAAGCGCTATCCTGACAGCTGAGCGCACCGTGCGCCCAAAAACTTGAGAACCCCGGTCTTTGGCCGGGGTTTTCGCATGTCTGGAGGGTGATCACATGGCTCTGGCCCTACGCCTGCCCAAGCGTGTCGAGCTGACCTCAGACAGGCAGCTGCTGATCGATGGCGAGCTCTTCAAGTGGCCCATCGAAGAGGACGGCACCACCATCTCGCCGGGCAAGCTCAAGGACGTGTCCAGGCTGACGCTCACGGTGCTGCTGCACCCCTCGTGCGCCATCATCGTGGATCCCCAAGATTGTCCGGACGGCGGTTGAGCGCGGCCTGATAGGCGCCGCAGCTCCTGCTCCCGGGCCGCCCCGGTCGGCGGTTTACTCCTTTCCTGCCGGCCGGGGCACTCAAGACAACCGGGGGCCCTCGCGAAATTGAGGGGCCCCGCCTGATTGCAAGGGGGTGCCCATGAAGCAACCCGGGCCCCACCAAAGAATGCGGGCTACCTTCAAGGCCGACAGGGGCTGGCGAGTGGCATGCCCACGGTGCGCCTGGCATGCCACCAGCACCCACCTTGCATGGCTCATGGATCAGGCCAGCACACACACCTGTGCACCCCTGCTGTTGTCGCCCACGCCACCCGACGTGGAGCTGGCACCGGCAGGCGACGGGCTGTCCGTCCTGTGGCCCGAGGTGGACGGTGACGTGCAGTTCACCTGCATCCACACCAGCACCGCCACGTGCAGGCAGGACGCACCATGAGCACCAGTCGCACCGGCACGGCCACATGGTTGCGCCATGCAGCACAGGCCAAGCGTGAGGCCCAAGCACGAGGACTCGCCCGCTGCCCACTGTGCGGCGTCTGGATGGACTACGAGGTCGGCAAGCGACCCAACTCGGCCGAAGCAGACCACATCAGACCGCATTCGCTTGGTGGTTCAGACGACATCGACAACATTCGCGTCATTTGTCGTCGTTGCAATCAATCGCGCGGAAACGGCCTGAAGCGACCAGGGCGCCAACGTCAGCGTCCAATCAAGCGCATCGAGCTGGCCCAACCGGCCCGCAGTGGGGCATTTCCTGCCCCGCCGGCATGATCTCGACCGCATGGGGGGGCATACCCCCCACCCCTGGGTTCCTCGCACCAACAAGTCATAGCGATATCTCCCCGGGTTTTTCCACAGGGTGTCCGCCCAGGGCGTCGCTGTCGAGCTCACAGCGCACGCTGAACGCCCGCCAGCACTCGAGGCGATCCGAACAGCCTCGCTCCGAGTGCGTCGGGCCTGTGTGGATCGCTCATGAGTTTCGTAACAAGCCCCTAGCCACAGCCCGATTCAGATAGAATAGGAGCATGGAAGGGCAGTGCGGATGGTGCGGTCGGGCATTCGATCGTGCCCGGACGGGTCGCCCGCGACGCTTCTGCTCGGCCCGCTGTCGGGTCGCCGCGTCCCGGTGTGCGATCCCGCTGGCCATGAGGTCCCGCACTGCGTGGGTCCGCTGCGACGGCAAGCGCCCCATCACCCTGGCTGGCGCTCCGGCCTCATCCACGGACCCGGGCACATGGTCTGGCTGGTCGCAGGTGCGACGCGCCACGGCCGGCGATGGCTTCGGGACCATGCTCGGTGACGGGCTGGGGTGCTGGGATCTCGACCACTTCGACGATCAGGGCGCCCGGGCCTTCATCGACCGGATCGATAAGCCGATCATCTTCGCCGAGCGGTCGGTGTCGGGGCATGGCTTCCACATCTTCGTCCGGACTGACGAGGCCCCCGGACGCCGCACCGGAAACATCGAGTTCTACTCACGCCATCGGTTCATCAGGGTCACAGGAGACCAGTTCGTCTGAAGAAGGGGGTGCGCCATGGCTGCACAGGTCAGGGCCGTGGACCCCGATGAGCGCCCACCCGCCCGCAAGCGGGCCAAGACCATCACCCAGGCCGCGAAGTCCGGCACTGAGGTTGAACTGTTGGAGGCACTGCAGGCTCGCGTGGCCCGCGCCGTGCAGGACCGTGACACTCCGCCGCGCGATCTGGCAGCGCTGACGAAGCGGCTGATGGACATCACCCGGGAGCTCGAGGCGGCCCGGGTCAAGGATCAGGAGGCGGGATCTGATGGTGCCGTCACCGCAGACGAAACATGGCGACCGCAAGCTCTCTGAGGTCGCCAAGCACCTGATCCTTCCTGAAGGGATCGTCTCGACGGGCTGGCCGGCCGTGCGTGACCGGTGTGGCGAGTGGGGTGTGGTCTTCGACCGTTGGCAGGACGGCATGGGCCGGGTGATCCTGTCGAAGCGCGGCAGCGGCCTGTTCGCCGCTGGTGTGGGCGGGGTCGGCATGTCGATCCCGCGCCAGACCGGCAAGACCTTCACCGTCGGCATGATCATCCTCGGGCTGTGCTCGCTGAGCGAGGAGCTCACGGTGCTGTGGACCTCCCACCATTCCAAGACGACCACCAAGACTTTCGAGTCGCTGCGGGGCATGGCCCAGCGTAAGAAGGTCGCCCCGTTGATCCGTCAGGTCCGAACAGGAAACGGTGACCAGCAGATCATTTTCAGCAACGGTTCGAGGATCTACTTCGGTGCCCGGGAACAGGGCTTCGGGCGTGGCTTCGACGACGTGGACATCGAGATCTTTGACGAGGCGCAGATCCTGTCCGAGCAGGCCCTCTCCGACATGGTTCCCGCGGCGAATGTGAGCACCAATCCGCTGATCATCTTCATGGGCACCCCGCCGCGTCCCTCGGACCCGTCGGAGGCGTTCGCGAACCGCCGCGCCGAAGCTCTGGCGGGCGACGCCCCGGACGCCGCCTGGATCGAATTCGGAGCGGACGAGCACGCCGACCCGACCAGCCGCGCCCAATGGCGTAAGGCAAACCCATCCTTTCCTCACCGCACGTCGGAGACCTCCATTCTGCGGATGAAGAAGATGCTCGGGCCCGAGTCCTTCAAACGCGAGGGCTTGGGCATCTGGGATGAGACGGCATCGGTCCGCGCGATCCCAGCCGAAGGGTGGCGCGTCCTGACCGTCAAGGAACCACCCGCCGACGCGATCCAGTCCTTCGGCATCAAGTTCGCCATCGACGGGAGTGCGGTCGCCCTGGCAGCCGCCCTGAAACCCAAGGACGGGCCGATCTATGTCGAAGGAATCGAGCAGCGCTCGGCATCCGACGGCATCGAATGGCTCGCCGACTACCTGACGCCCCTGTGGCGCAACACGGCCCAGATCGTCATCGATGGCAAGTCCGGCGCCGGTGCCCTGGTTGATGCGCTGCGCCGTGGTGGCGTGGCTGCGAAGGTGATCCTCACCCCGAGCGTCGCCGACGTGATCACCGCCCACAGCCTGACTCTGGAGGCCATCAAGACCGGTGGACTGTCGCACCTGGCTGACCCGGAGCTGGATCGGCAGGTCCGCATCGCCACGAAGCGAAAGATCGGGGCCGCCGGGGGCTTCGGCTGGCAGGCCCCCGAAGGCGACACCGTCGCCCTCCTCGACGCCATCACGCTTGCCCACTGGGCGGCCCTCACCACGAAGCGACATCCCGGCAGGAAGGCGGTGGCACTGGCATGAGCCTCCTCGTCAACCCCTATGCGTCGCCGTCCTTCTTCTCGTCCCCGTCCGTGGTCGGACTCGGAGCAGACGAGCAGGAGCTCCTGGACGAGCTGGTGGCCCTGTGGGCACGCAAGAAGCCCCGCAACGTGCTGCGCGGCCTGTACCTTGACGGCAAGCAGCAGATCAAGAACCTGAACATCGCCGTGCCCGACGAGATCGCCGACAGTCTCCAGATCGTGGTCGGCTGGCCCGAGAAGGCCGTCTTCGGGCTATCGAACCTGTGCATGTGGGATGGCGTCGTCACTCCCACAGGCGACGAGAATCCCTTCGGGCTTGACGATCTCCTGTCGGCCAACCGCTTCGACGTCGAGATCAATGAAACGATCACCTCGGCCATGGCGAACTCCGTGGCCTTCCTGACCGTATCGGCGGGCAACGTGTCCATAGGTGAGCCGCCGGTGGTGATCATGCCGTTCTCCGCCGAATGGGCCTCAGCCCTGTGGGACCGGCGCACCCGCTCAATCAAGGCGGGACTGACCATCGGCGACATCGACTACCTGGGCCGCCCCACCAGCCTCTCGCTCTTCACCCGCACCGCCACCATCACCTGCGTGGGGTCCCGGCTGGGATGGATGATCGAAGATCGCGCCGAGCACGGGCTGAACCGCGTCCCGATGGAGCCGGTCCCGTTCCGCCCAACCCTTGACCGCCCCTTCGGGCGCTCGCGGATCTCGCGCCAGGTGATGACCATCGTGGACCGCGCCATGCGCGCGGCCCTGCGCATGGACATCTCCTCAGAGCTGTTCACCGCACCCGGCCTGCTCCTCAACGGAATCACCCCGGAGCAGTGGGCAGAGATCCAGAAGTGGACATGGAAGCTCGGCACGGTGCGCGGCCTGACTCGCGACGAGGATGGCGAGACCGCATCGGTCGAGACGATCCCCCAGCAGTCGATGGAACCGTTCATCGCGCAGCTGCGCGAGCTGGCCGAGGAATTCGCCTCAGCCACATCCATGCCGCTGTCTGCATTGGGGGTCGTCCAAGACAACCCCTCCTCGGCTGACGCCATCTACGCGGCGAAAGAAGACCTGGTCATCGAGGCCACCAACGCCAACCGGATCACCGGCTACGCGCTATCCCGGGTCTTCCAAGACGCGGTGATGATGCGCGACGGCCTGACCGAGATGCCCGACGAGCTCGGCGGGGTCGCCGCCAAGTGGCGCAACCCGGCGATGCCGTCGATCGTGTCCCAGTCCGACGCGATGGTCAAGCAGATTTCGGCGATCCCCGGGCTGGCCGCTACCGACGTCGCCTTCGAACAGCTCGGCTATTCGGCGGCTGACATCGTGCGGATTCGTACCCAGATGCGCCGAGCCCAGGCTGCGGACGGCCTGACTTCGTTGCTGGCCAAACCAGCCACGTCGTCAACGCCTGGCGCGGAGCCCTCTCAGTCCGCAAGTCCGACGGAGCCAGCTGCAAGCACTCCGCTGCCGGACCTCGAAGGGGCCCCTGGTGACCGATCGTGATGACCTGAACCATTTCCACGAGGCCAATGACGCGATCCAGCGGCGCGCAATCAACGACCTGAACAAGTTTTGGGCGCGGCTTGCCAAGTCAGACCCGAAAGCCGTTCGCGCAGCCATGGACTTATTCGTCCCCCAGCTCATCGCCTCCTACGGAGAGTTGGCCGCCGAAGCCGCTGCCCGTTGGTATGAGGAACTACGGCCCGCCGACAAGAAGAACTTCCAGGCCGAACTCGCGGACCCTGTGTCCGACGACATCATCGAGGCAGATGTGGCTGAGGCCCTGGGGACCAGCGGCGCCTGGGACACCGAGGCGGTGCGAGGGAGCCTGGCCGATGCGATCAGGCGTCAGATCTTCTACATGGCGCGGGCGACTGTCGCACGCAACATCGCTCACGACCCGAAGCGTCCAAGGTTTGCACGAGTTCCTCGGGGCGCGGTCACGTGCGCGTTCTGCACCATGCTCGCCTCCAGGGGGTGGGTGTACTACACCGCGAAGACTGCCGGGATCACACGACCCTGGCATCGCAAGTGCGACTGCCAGATCGTGCCTGAGTGGAAACGCGGCAACATCCATTTCGCCGGCTACGACCCTGACAAGATGTTCGAGCAGTATGCCGAATCGGTCGATGCGGTGGGGTCGAGCTTCGACACGAAGGCAATCCTCGCCGACATGCGCCGACGCCATCCCGAAGCGCTGACCGACGGGGTCGTCAACATGAGTGAAGGACAGGGTCCGGTGACCAGTGATTAGACAGTCGGTGAACGGATGACTACGCCGTCGGCGCTGCGCCGCCGCCTGGAATGGCTACTGGAGAACCGTGAACGGCTTCTCAGGAGCCATGGCGAGTCGGACTTTGCCGAGATGCTGGATGGCGCCCGTCACGAGCTTGATGAGGCCCGCGAGCAGGCAGGCCTGGCCGCGCAGTCAAACCCAATCTGTAGCAAGCCCCGTTCCACCTTCGGGTGGGCGGGGCTTTGTCATGCCCGCATCCGGGCATCCAATTCCGTCCCACCGCGAGGGTGGGGCGTCGACCTGGTGGCGCGATGCCGCCGAACTAATCCCTGGAAGGGGAAACTGCTATGCACAAGAAGCTCATGCCGTGGGTCCGTCTCATCGAGGCGGTCGAGACTCCTGCTGGAGCCGCCCCCACGCCCGCGATCGATCCGAAGGATCCGGCAGCCAATCCCACCACTGAGCCGAAGCCGGCCGACGCGACGTCGGAGAAGCCTCTCGGCGAGGCGGGCAAGGTTGCGTTGGATCGCGAGCGCGAGGCTCGCCGCAGCGCCGACAAGCGCGCCAGTGAGTTGGAGGCCCGTGTGCACCAGCTCGAGGACGCGGGCAAGACCGAGGCCCAGAAGCAGGCCGACGAACTCAAGCGCACCCAGTCCGAGCTGGAGACGCTGAGGGGCGAGAAGGCACGGCTGGAGGTGGCGTCCGCGACGGGCGTCCCGGTCGATCTGCTCGCTGGCCCCGGCGACGATCTGGATGCCTACGCGCAGGCCCTGAACGCCTGGCGCGACAAGCAGTCCGAAAAGCCAGCCGCCCCTGCGGTGGACACCCCTTCCCCTTCGCCGTCCGGGGTGACCGGACAGCCCGTGCAGCCGAACCGGACGGTCGATGAACTCATCGCGGCCGCCGAGAAGAACGGCGATCTGGCAACCGCGAAGCAACTCAAATTGATGAAGCTCGACGCACTGCGTCGGACGTCCTGATCAGAAAGGCACCACTATGCCGGGCATTACCGGACAGGGCACCACCTACAACCTTCCGAACTATGTGGGGGAGCTTTTTGCGGCATCTCCCGAAGACACCCCGCTGCTGTCGGCGATCGGGGGACTGACCGGCGGCGAGTCGGTCGGCGCCCGCCAGTTCGAATGGCAGGGCTACGACCTGCGCGACGCCGACGGTTCGCGCCAGCGCCTCGAGGGAGCCAACGCCCCCGACGGTGAGGAGCGCACCCGCTACTCCGCCTCCAATGTGGTCGAGATCCACCAGGAGTCGGTGGAGGTGTCCTACACCAAGCAGGCCGCGAACCGTGAGCGGGCTACCAACGGTGCCGCCACGGTCCAGCTGGCGGGCTCCGTGCTGCCGGCCGATGAGCTCACCTGGCAGATCGACCAGCAGCTCAAGCAGGTCGCCCGCGATGTCGAGAAGTCCTTCATCGCGGGCACCTACCAGCTGCCCACCGACAACGCCAAGCCGCGCCGCACGCGTGGCCTGCTGGAGGCGACCACCACGAACGTGGCCGCCTCGACCCACACCGCAAAGGAACTCACCGTGGAGGAGATCCTCGACCTGTTCCAGAAGGTGTGGGAGAACGGCGGCATCCAGGAAGCCGAGACCCGCACCGTCATTGTCGGTGCCGCCCTGAAGCGGACCCTGACGCGCCTGTTCATCACCGACGTCAAGTACCAGGAAGAATCCCGCAACGTTGGCGGTGTGAACCTGCAGACCTTCGAAACCGACTTCGGCAAGGCGAACATCATGCTCGACCGCTTCATGCCGAGCGACACCCTCGTGGTCGCGTCGCTGGAGGACCTGAAGCCGGCCTTCCTCGACATCCCCGGCAAGGGCCACTTCTTCGCCGAGCCGCTCGCCAAGACCGGTGCAGCCGACAAGGTGCAGATTTACGGCGAGGTCGGGCTGCAGTACGGGAACCAGCGCAAGCACGGAAAGCTCACTGTCGCACCCGCAACCCCCGCCAAGTAATCACGGATCGGTTTGAGGTTGCCTGATGAAAGTCACCTCGACCATCCCGAACCTGACTGTTCTCGACCTGGACATCCAGTTCGTTGACGGTCAGGCCGATGTGGACCCGCATCTCGCCGAGAGGCTGCGTCGCCTCGAGCCTCTCGGCGTGCGGGTCCCCACAGCCAGCCGCAAGCCGCCCACGCGGTCGCGGCGTAAGCAGGGGGTCAGCCATGGTCGCACCTGATCCGGAACTGCCGTTCGCCACCGTCTCCGATATGGAGAGCCGGTGGCGTTCTTTGTCTAAGGACGAGCACACGCGGGCCGAGGCCCTTCTGGACGATGCGAGCGGGTTGATCGTTGATACCTGCCCGCGCTGGGAACAGGCCTCACCGGCCACCCTGCGGCGTGTGACGTGCTCTGTCGTGCGCCGGGCGATGGCCGCAGACGATGAGGACATCGGCGCAACCTCGCTCATGGACACGACGGGCCCCTTCACCACTCAGCGCGCCTACTCATCACCGGCCGGGGATCTCTTCTTGACCAAGGCCGAGAAGGCCGCGCTCGGCGGGGTCACCGGCGCATTCGAGACGAGCCTTCTGGGGCTGACATGAAGCGCTCATGGCCGACACCCGTGGAACGTCTCCGCGAGGGTCCGCCCGAGATTGACCGTGACGGTGATCCGATTGCCGGCTCCGGAGTGATCACCAAGGATCCTCTCCCTGATGCCCTGTTCGCGCCGGGCGGCTCGCAGATCCTCGTCGCCCCCGGCGTGGCGGCAGTCGTGGACGAACCCACCCTCTACTGGCGCGGATCAGAAGTGATCGATGTGGTGGCCACCGACAAGGTCCGGATAGCCGGCCGAGTCTGGACCCCTGAAGGAAATCCTGCGCGATGGCCGAAGGGCGTCGTGCTCAAGCTCAAGGCCCAGGAGGCAAAGAATCGTGGCTAATTTCCGTTTCGAACCCAATACGAAGGCGTTCACCGAGTGGGCGCAGCGCGACTGCGACGCGCACCTGATCGCCGGCATCACGGCCTCGATGGGGGCCAAGGCGGGCGAGGGTTTCTCGACGATGGTCTCCAACAATGGCGACCGCACCCGCGGTTATCTCGCGACGGCCTCCACGAAGGGCCGTATGCGGCAGGCGCAGGGGCATGTCATCGAGCGGGTCATCGGATCGAGCGGCGTGTGAAACCGCCCGACCTCCACACGCTCGTCGCCCACCATCTGGCTGAGCTCCTCGACGTGCCGGTCGTCTCCACCCGCCCCGAGGGAGAGACGGCGCCGTCCAAGTTCGTTCGGATCATCTCGACCGGCGGAGCGGGCCGCTATGGCCGGGTCTTCCAGGGCATCCAGCTGACGATCGGCTCCTACGCGGGATCGGCGGCGACCGCCCGTGATCTCGCGATGCAGGTGGACGAGGCCATGAATGGGCTGCCGGTCTCGCCGTTGCCGGTCTCCAAGGTCACCGGCAACACCCCGTCGGACGACCCCGATCCCGACACTCAGCAGGCCCGCCACACGGCCACCTACCAACTCACCACCCTTATCTCTTAGGAGTCATTCATGGCTGTCAATTCCGTCAACGTGCACGTCTTCGGGTCCGATGACGACGTGCTCTACCTGGGCCCGTCAGGTCTGAATCTGGGCAACATTTCGCTGGAAACCGCGATCCCGAAGGAGATGATCGACACCGGCTGGCTCACTGATGACGGTGTGACCCTCGGCATGAAGGACTCTGTCAAGGCCATCCAGGGCCACCAGGGCCACGCGAATGTGCTTCAGTTCATGGACTCGTCGGATACCACCCTCGAGGCGACCCTCATGGAGTCTCAGCTGCAGACCTTCCTGTGGAACCTCGACGCGGACGCTGAGGACATCGACGGGGTCACCAAGATCACCGCGGCCAGCTCCCGCAAGGTCCTCAACCTGTGCGCGATCTGGGACACCTTCGACACCCAGCACAGCGGCATCCATTGGCGCTACGTCTTCCCCTCGCTCACCCTGGGCGAGCGCGATGACATCCCCTTCAAGGTGGGCGAAGCCAGCGCTTACAAGTATTCGCTGGGTGTGCTGGAGAAGTTCTTCGTCTTCACCAACGCGGCAGCGATGAAGGCCGGTGGAGCATCCGCCAAGACGGTGACCGGTGTGAAGATCACCACCACCGACGGTGCGACCGTGGGCCTCCCGTCGTCGCTGAAGGTGGGGGAGAAGGTGTCCCTCGCCGCCGAGATCTCCTACAGCGACGGGACGAAGGCGGTCAAGCAGACCAATGCCGTGGGCCTCACCTGGACGTCCTCGGACAAGGCCAAGGCCACCATCGATGGCGGCGTGGTCACCGGAGTCTCGGCAGGCAAGGCCGACATCACCGCCTCGATCGACGGCAAGACTTCCGAAGCGCTGTCGCTGACCATCAACACCGCCGCCTGACCAACCCTCAAACCCTCCGCCCCGGTCGTCCTCTCGCGCCGGGGCGGAGCCTTGCCACACCCGCGAGAGGTCAACTTTTCTGCGAGAGGAAACCATCATGGCCGAGGCCAAGAAGATCAGCGCCGCCGAGAAGGCGCGCCGCGAGACCCAGTCCGCGAAGGACACCGGCACGATCACCGACACCACCGTGCAGATCGGCGATATCGAGTTGACCGTGCCCGCCGCCGTCTTCGAAGACGACTGGGAATTCCAGGAGGCGATCCTGATGGCCAACGATCCCGATGCCACCGACGAGGATCGGGCCAGGGCAAGCATGACGCTGTTCCGTCGTCTGGTCGGAAACCGCCACCGCGAAGTGCTTGACCAGCTGCGCGACGAGTCGGGGCGTGTGCCGGTGTCTAAGGTCACCGAGACCGTCAAGAAGGTCATGGACGCGGTCAACCCAAACTGATGAGCCTCTTCCAGCTCCTCGCCACACATTGGGAGGAGCTGGAGGGGGACTTCCAAGAGGCCTACCGCGTCGACCTGCGGGACTTGTGGCGTGGTCGGCTGAGCCCGGCGCGCTGCTGGGTGCTGCTGACACAACTGCCACCCGGGTCTCGGCTCTGGCGGATGCTCGGCGGCCCCATGGCGTGGGGCATGGTCGAGCGCGCCGTCCGTGAAGAGGGCTGGCGACTCGCCTCCCAGAACGCTGGTAAGGAACTGCCTCGGCCGGAGCCGCCTGCGCCGGGATGGCGCGACAAGCAGGACGACCTGCGACGCCGCGAAGAGCGCCGTCTTGCCCGCTTCATGCAACGCCACGCAGAACGCAACAACTGAACAGTGCACCGTCCCGGGAGGTTTCCATGGCTCTAGATCTCGGTACCGCCTGGGTGCAGGTGTCTCCGTCCTTCAGGGGCTTCGCCTCCACGGTGAACAAAGAGGTCGGTTCGGCAGTGGGCGGGGCCTTCAAGTCTGCGGCCAAGGTCGGCACCACCGCGATCGCCACGATCGGTGCGGCCGTCGGTGGGCTGGCGCTCAAGGGCGGCATCGACCGCGCCCTGTCGATCGAGCAGGCGCAGGCCAAGCTGAAGGGCCTGGGCCACGACGCAGGGTCGATCACCGAGATCATGAACGACGCCCTCGCCTCGGTGAAGGGCACCGCCTTCGGTCTGGGCGATGCCGCGACGGTTGCCGCGTCGATGTCGGCTGCCGGCGTCAAGTCGGGCGAGCAGATGACCGGTGTGCTGAAGACGGTTGCCGACACCGCCCAGATTTCGGGGCGCTCGCTCACCGATATCGGTGCGATCTTCGGGTCGGTGGCGGCCCGCGGCAAGCTGCAGGGCGACGACATGCTGCAGCTCATGAGCTCCGGCGTGCCGGTGCTCCAATTCCTTTCCGACCAGCTCGGCGTCACCACCGCCGACGTGTCGGACATGGTGTCCAAGGGGCAGATCGACTTCGCCACTTTCTCCGCCGCCATGCAGAAGGGTCTTGGTGGTGCGGCACTGGCTGGCGGCGAAACCTTCACCGGTGCCATGGCCAACGTCCGCGCCGCCCTGTCCCGGCTGGGTGAGGCTGCCGCCAAGCCTGCCCTGGACGGGCTGCGCAATGTCTTCAACGCGCTGATCCCGGCGATTGATGCCGCCACAAATGCGCTCAAGCCCATCGCCAGCGCCCTGGCGAACCGAATTTCGCAAGCAGCAGAGGCGGCTTCCGCCTCGATCGGGCGCCTCACCGGCTCCCTCACGAGCATCACGAATCTCAATACAGGGATGCTCGGCGCGGCCTTCTCATCGATGCTGCCGATCATCGGAGCACTGTCGGGGCAGCTTGGCTCCTTGCTTGGCGGGATCCCGGTCGTCGGGCAGGCCTTCGCAGGGATCACTGGGCCGGTGGGATTGGCTGCCGGCGTGCTGGTCGAGATCGTGGCGGCTTCATCGTCGCTGCGTCAGGCCCTGGGCACGCTGGTCGGGGTCGTCGGGTCTCAGTTGTCCGGTGTGATGACGGGCATCGTCGCGGTGTTTGCCGGCTTCAGGTCCGTGCTTGGTGCCGTCGGTGACGTTCTGGCCCCGTTCGTGGACCGTGCGGCGGACGCCGCCAATGTGGTCCTGCCCTTGCTGGGGGGTGCGCTGTCGGCTGCCGGTGGCATCCTGCAGTCTTTTGCGGGTTTCATCGAGCGCAACCATGTGGCGCTCTCCATTCTTGCGGGTGCGGTGGTTGCGGCCGCGACGAGTTGGAAGATCTATACCGGCGCGCAAGATCTTGCGCGGCTGGCAACGACGAAGCTCGGGCTCGCGACAACGGTCCTGAAGGGCAAGCTGTCATCGATGGGGGCGGCGTTCAAGACGAATCCGTTCGGTGTCATCCTCATGGCGATCTCGGCGCTGGTGGGGGCGTTCTCGATTGCCTACCAGTCCTCTGAGACGTTCCGCAACGGTGTGCAGGGGATTCTCGGCTCGCTGGCGCCGGTGTTTTCCTCCCTGATGGGGACGCTGTCGGGGCTATTCCAGCAGGTCGCGGGCGCTGTCGGGCCGGTGCTGTCGTCGATCGTCTCGACGCTGGCGTCGGTGTTCTCGGCGATCGGTCCCGTCCTGTCGCAGCTGGCCGGCACCATCGGATCTGTCTTCTCGGCGATCGGTCCCGTCCTGGCGTCGGTCTTCGGGTCGATCGGGTCGGTTCTGGCGAGTGTCTTCTCCGGGGTGATGAGTGTCGTGGCGCCGATGCTCACCGCGTTGCAGCCGCTGTTCACGCAGCTGTCGGCTTCGGCGGGGCAGATCGGTGCGGCGTTCGGTCCTGTTGGTCAGGCGCTGTCGTCGTCCTTCCAGCAGGTCGGTGCCGCGCTGGCGCCGCTGCTGCCGATGCTTGGTCAGCAGTTCGGGGCGATCCTGTCTCAGCTGGCTGCGGCCCTGGCTCCGGTCATGGGTCAGTTGCTGGCTGCGGCTGCTCAGGTGTTGCCGACGTTGGCGCAGGCCTTCGGGCAGGTCGCCGGGGTGCTGATCGGGTCGCTGGGTCAGGCTCT